GTGAGGACTCCGTGGAATTTCCACGGAGTCGCGACATAAGCAAATGCCGATACCCTACCCCCGGGGCTCTGGAGGGGTTGGGGGGGGAGAAATAGCTAGGGCCCTTCGTCCCTTAGCCGCAGGCGGCCTCGCACGTTTTTGGGGCCATATTTCTGACCCTTTCACGCGATCCTGCACATAAAGATACGCTTATGGCACGACGTGGACCGAAACCGGCGCCCCCGCGATTGAAACTACTCCGCGGCGACCGTTCCCGCGGGGACCGATCTCTAGATCCGGGCGGCAAGGCGCCCGCGATGCCGGGGTGGCTTCCCGATCGGGCCCGGCAGACGTGGCATGAGATTGTGCCTACGCTCCACGCGATGGGGGTCCTGCACCCGATCGACGCGCAGGCGCTGACACTCTTGTGCACCAATCTCGGTATGTGGCGTGATGCCCGCGACTTGATCGATCGCGACGGCCTGCTACTCGACACGGAACTAGGCAGCCAGAAAACCCATCCGGCCGTCGGGAACGTTGCGACGTGCGAGAAGGTCATTCTCTCCTTGCTGGGCGAGCTCGGCATGACCCCGGTCGCGAGATCGCGAATCACGATCAGCGAGAAGCCGGCCGATGTCCTGGCAACCTTCCTCTCCAAACGCAAAGGACAAATCCAATGAGTAACCTCACGTCCTCGCTCGGCCGTGCGCTCCGCACGGCACCATCGCGGCCCGGCCCGGTGCCAGCGCGAAAAAACGAAACTGACTACGACTACGTTCTACGTTCCACGATGCCGCACCGCGAGCCGGGCAGGCATCCGTACTCGTTTTGCCGGGCGGTCCGCAAGATCGTCGAGGGCCGGCAGCTCGACGGCCTGGAGGGCGAGGTCTCGGCCGAGATCTCGCATCGGCGAGGCGACGCGCCGCACTCGTTCTACGCACCGCTCGACTTTCCGTGCACGGAGTCGAGGGCCCTCTCGACCGTGTCCGGCGGCGGTGCGGTGACGACACTCGTGAGATCATTCCTTGATACGTTACGTCCCAAGGTCGTACTGGCGAGCCTCGGGGCACAAATAAAAGATTTTGCATCTGGTGAGTCGGGCAACGTCATGATTCCCGTGTTCCTGATGCCGTCGACGCCGAGTCTCAACCAGGAAGGCGCAGCGTCACCGGCGACGAATCCGACGACGACGTCGATTCTGTTCACGCCCAAACCGCTGATAAGTTTTTGCAAAATTACGAGGAGGATGTTGTCGGTTGGAACCGAGGACTTCCAGGCCCAGGTCGAGGGCGAGCTCGCCAGAAGCATCGCGGTGTCGATCGACACGCTTTCGATCAACGGCACAGGCGCCGGCTCAGGGGCGGCATCGCAACCGTTGGGGTTGATTCAGGACCCGCGGTTTGCCAACGGCTTCATCCCGCCCAACTTCGGCTCAAACGGAACCACGCTGAAGTATGACGACGTTTGCGCGATGGAATCGTTGCTCGGTCAATTATATGGTGATGCGTCCGCGGATGCCCGGGTGGGCTGGCTGACCAGCCCTCAAGGCCGGAGCAAGCTGAGGAGAACACCGACCCTGGGCGGCGCCAATAGCGGGATCAGCGTCTGGGGCGGCCCCAGCGGCGGGGAAAACATCCTCGACTATCCGGCGGCGTCGACGACGTTGGTTCCGAGCAACCAGACCCAGGGCAGTGGAACCGGGCTCACGAGTTTACTCGTCGGTAACTTCCACGACGTGTTTATCAACCTCTTCGGGGCCCTCGACATCCTGGTCAACCCGTACACGCAATCGACCGACGGAACCATCGGCGTCACGGCGTTCCAGTCGTTCGATATGTCGGTCGGTCATTCCGGGTCGTTCGTGCGGGTCGATGGTGTGATCACGACGTGAGAGGGCTCTGGCCGAACCCAGGAATGGATCGGGCAAAGGATGGGACGGGCGGTCTCATGGGTGTCTCGTCAGTTGCGATTCGGACGGTACTTGGCGTTTTTGCCGGCGCGGCAAAATTCTACTTCACCCCCTGAAACACTCACAGAATGGCGTTTCCGCACCGCCTGGGCTCTGGCCGGTCGGGACAAGCACGAGAAGGACACCGAGGCCGAGAGGACATCACGATGTCTCAGCCAACCGAACCGATCCGAGTGACGCCAGCAGGCGAGGGTCGCGTGAATGACGGTTTCCGCGTGGTGCCGGTCGGTGACACGGCCCGGGTCGATCTCACCCAGGCGGCCGATCTGGTGAGGAAGGGCTTCGCGACGTACACGTTCGGGGTGAAGATCGGCAAGCGTGGTTTCCTCTTGGGCAGCGTCTTCCGTGCGCCCGGGTCGGAAGTCATGCTCTCGCGGCAGAAGGCGCTCGAGCTGCACATGACGGGCGCCGGCGAGATCCTGGAGCCGTCGAGGTTCGACCCGAGTGAGCTCGCCAAGGACCAGCGTGGTCAACCGATCGACCCCCACGCGGCCGAACCGAAAGTCAGTGTCGAGGTGATCGCCAAGCTGTGCCTACTCGGCAGCCGCAGCTACCAGAAGGGCGAGAAGGTTAACGATGTGCCGGAATCGGTCGCGGCCCGGGCCCTGCACTGGAAGGCCGTCCGGCTCGCGAAGGGAAGCGAGCTCTCGCGGCGCGGCGTGGCACTCAAGGAAAACCTCGTGAAGAACCAGGCGGCCGCATACTGATGTCATAATATACGAATACACGCTACCGTAGCCGGCTGCGCTCTCCATCATTCTGATGTCGTGATGTGAAGTATCACAGCGGCTCTCATAACTGATATTCGGAGGCATCATGGCAACCGTTGGCTGGCTGAAGATCGGCGTGACGACGGACACGAGTCAATTCCAGAAGGGGCTCACGCAGGCGGCCAAACAAGTTGACGGGTTCAAGACCGCACTGCTGGCCGGCGGTGCCGCGATCGTCGGGGCGTTCGGAGCCGCGATCAGTACGCAAGCCTTTGCGGGCTGGATCAAGGGCAGCATGAATGCGAGCGACGCCGTGCACGACCTGGCGTCGAGGACCGGGCTCGCCGCAGAGGAGTTGAGCAAGCTGTCGTACGCGGCGAAGTTTGCGGGTGTTGATCAGGATGAGCTGGTCACCTCCATCGAGCAGATGAACAAGAGGCTCGGTCAGGTTGCCATCGAGGGTGCCGGCCCGGCGGCCGATGCGCTGAAACGGTTCGGCATCTCGGCGAAGGAATTGGCGATCGCGGGCCCGGCGGTCGCATTCGAGAAGATCATCACCCTGCTGGCCACGATTCCCAACGCGATGGAGCGTGCCAAGGTCGCGACCGATCTCTTCGGCAAGTCGGGCCAGGCGATGATTCAGATCGCGGCGCAGGGCCCGGCGGCCCTCAAGGGCCTGGGCGACGAGGCGACCAAGATGGGCGTCGCGATCTCGAACATCGACTCCGAGAAGATCGCGGAGGCGAACGATGCCCTCGACCGGGTCGGTGCGGCTGTGCAGGGGTTGGGCAACATGATCGCCGTGACGCTCAGCCCCTACCTGACGTACGTTGCCGATCAGTTCGTCGATTGGGCCAAGGAAGGCAGCGTCGCCAGTCAGATCGTCGCGTCCAGCATGCAGGGCGTGGTCTCGACCTTGGGCGTCGTCACCGATGCCGTTCACCTCGTGCAGTCGGCATGGTTCGAGCTCGGGTCGGGCGTCCTCGAATCGGTCGGGATGATGCTCAAGGGCATCGAGGCCATGACGCACCGGTTGCAATTCATGACCGACACGATCGCCGGGGCGGCCGGGGAAACCAGCGGGCTCCGGCAATTCTTCGCCGGCATGTTCCAGGGCGTGGGCACCGGCGCCGTGGTGGCGACCAAGGACGTGGAGAAATTCGCCAAGGATTGGAGCGGGGCATTCGAGGACGCGGCGGCCAAGATGGTTCAAAAGGGCGATGCGGCGTGGGCCCAGGTCGGCAAGGGGCACCAGCAGGTCGCGGATTTCTTGAAGGGGATCCAGATCGCGGCCGGCGAACGGGCCAAGCTGGCGGCCGGCAAGGAAGCCGCGTTCCGGGCCCCAGGTGCGGGGATCGCCCCCAAGATGGCCGCGGAGTACAAGACAGCCGGGGCCTTCGAAGCCGGCAGCGTGGCGGCGTACAGCGCCATCGTGCAGGCGAAGGGGCAGCAGGCGGGCGTGATCCAGAACCGGATCGAGCTGAACACCAGGCAGGCCGCTGAGGGAATCGGGAAGCTCGTGAACGCGGCGGGCCGTGATCAGGCGGCGGCCGGCGGCGGCGCCGATGGCGAGCAGTTCCGCAGGCAGCATGCGGGGGTGTGAGTCGAACGGGTTCAGCTTGAACCCGTTGACCCGACCGGCCCGTTCAGCCGCGGCGACCGTGGCGTGGAATTCCTCATCAGGTAGCGCGGCGATGAGCTGGCAACGCTTGGAATCGTTTTTGTTGATGCCGATATCTTTCAACGTTGGCAAACCGGAGTCACGTTGACTCCGGTTAGGCTTGCCGCCCTTGTTCTTCTCCATCTTGACCAACACCTCGCCCATGCGGCGCTCGGCTATGACCTTGATGCGGCCGGCGGCGGCGCCGATGGCGAGCAGTTCCGCAGGCAGCATGCGGGCGTCTGAGGCGGGGCTGCAAGTCGCGCGTGTGTGCGAGGTGCAGGTTGGCTCAGTTCGTCATCCTTGGCTTCGAGCGGCTGCAAGTCGCGCGTGTGTGCGAGGTGCAGGACGACCTTTTTTTGGAATTTCCATCAATCGGGGCTGCAAGTCGCGCGCGTGTGCGAGGTGCAGGCTGAAATCGTGGGATTTG